GAACTGATTGCAGACTCAAATAAATTCTGGTCAAGTTGTCGCTGGCAGTGGTATTGTATACCACAGTATTGGTCAAATAAGTTGATGCACCGCTCCACGCAGCCGGAACAACAACATCTTGATTGTTGACACGTATGGTATTGCCACTGGTCAAAGAAGGATTGGCATTGAGCGCTGTGATAATACCATATGCACGACTTTGATTTATTTGGCGTTCTACTGCACCACCTTTGAAGTTTTGCACACTGCTGTTGGGCGCACCCACATACAGACTGCAATTATATTGACACAGGTCAGTGGCATATCCGTAGTTTGAAAACTCTTCAACTGTGCTTTGATTTATTGTTTGTACCAAGCTAAACGCATTGGTTTCAATTTCAATTATGTCACCAATGTACAAATCACTGTTGATTGTGACAGTGTTGCCACTCACAGAGAATGTGTTGGCTGCACCTGGTGCGGCATCCAGTTCATTGGTCAAAAACACATTGTTGACCAACACACTGACTGGTCCATACACTGTGCCTAACACAGTGAATGTTATGGTAGACCCATCCGTTCCGTATATGAATCGTTGCACATCGCGATCGTACACATACACTGTGCCTGCTTCTGAATTAGTGTCAACAGTGGTATATGGAGCTGAGATCAATACTTGACGCCCATCAGTGCTGGTGCTGACACTGTGGCCAAATCTATCGCTGACTACGCTGGCTGGATTGACGATTGTGCCTGAATATTCAAAGTATCCTTCAGCTCTCACAAGAATAGTTGTTCCAGCAGCCGGACTGTTGACAAATGTCAAATCTCCAGTAATCGTACTAAAAGTATAATCAATGTTGGGACGTTGTAACACGTCATTGACCAGCACTGAAAAACTGTAAATGTTATCGGCAGTATACAAGTATTCATTCAATGAGAACACTGTGACCAATGCGGGTGGTGTATAAGTTGGTGTGCCAGAAATACCGGTGACCACTCCTCCAGATACTGTTACAGTAACAGTGATGTTGTTTGCAGGACTACTGCCGCCGCCAAAATTTGCAGCAGGAATAGTGATGTTGTTTGCACTAGGCGTGCCATCAACGTATCCTGAGCCTCCACCGCTGAGATACACTGTGACAGTTCCTCTAACACGAGTGACGTTGAATGTTGCGCCTGAGCCTGTGGCACAAGTTGATGCCACATTGAAATATGTTTGATAATCCAATAACTCGCGACTGGTTCTCAAAATTTCAACAGCATCGCCTTCTGCAGGGGCTGTGGTAAATTGCACTGCGGTCAATGAGTTGATCACTGTGTAATCTGTACCAAGTAATTGTTCTTCACCGCCCACACTCACAGTCAACTGAGTGTTGGCGTCAATTTGAATAACACTGCCAATGGAATATGTGGTAGTAACGCCATCGCCCAGTGCTTGTACTCGTTGTTTTTCCCAGTCTACTCGACCATAAGCATACACAGAGTTGGCACCAGGTGCACCAACATACATCCAACGTTCGTCCAAACTCATTGCCACGCTGTAGCCAAATTCTTCTGCGGCAGTACGAGAAACAGGACTGGTCAACAACTGCCATTGACCGTAGGGAATTTGTCCAGGTACCGACAACTGTGGATCGCGATAGATCACTGTGGCATAACCATTGTCAACAGCGCCGGTGGATCCCAGGCTGTTTGGTGCACCAGCGGCTGCCCAGGTCTGATTGCCAAAGTCCACACTGGTGCCGTAACCGCGAGCAGCAATTTGTCCGTTGAATGCTCCGCCGCTGACATCTAATCTATCCAAGGTCAACACAGCATCCAATGGTGCCAGGGCCGAAATTGGTGAGTAAACATTGCTGTCACTCTTCACATATACATACACGCCACCGTGGCGTGGCAAACTGCTTAATGAGTACGGAGTCCAATATGCAGTATTGGAGATTGGCACTGGAGGACTGGTAGGCACTGCTTGTGAAGCTTGAAAAAATTCAGTTTGTATGGGATCCAACACAAACACAATGTCATTGGCAGCATAAGTGTTTGCAATGTTCCACTGAGTGGCATTTGGCGGGAAACGATATCGTGGACTGCCAACCAAGGCAGCGGCACGGTTTTGTGCTTGTGCAATGGCGCTACCGTATTGTTCACCTTCGTCTACTTCAATGGGTGCCAGTTCAGAAATGCCTGAGAATACTTCTTGTTTTTGCAACACTGTCCACAGGTCAGCACCATTGTTGTCCACCCAAACTTTGGCACCTGGTCGAATGGTGTTAGCATAAGGCAAATTCAACACGTCACTGGCCTGTGACACACGTTGTGTTTCTAATGTAAATCCAATGCCAACTCCATTGACCACTGTTCGATCACCGGTGAAGCTGAATGCAATAGTAACTTGAGTAAGACTGGGCCTTGTCAACACAGTGTAAACTCCGTTTACTTCGGCGTCAAAGAATCTAATTATCAGTTTGTCATTGGCCTTGAGCCCATGCTGTTCGGTGAATATGACCAGGCTAGTGCCATCCATGTTGTCACACACGTGAGCAATAATTCCTGGTACTGATTGTGCTCGATAGATGGCCCAATCAAAAGAATTAATTTTGGCCACCCAAATATTGGTACCAACACCGATGGCATTGAGATTGGCTGACAAACTAAAAGTATCATTGATGTCAAACACAGTGATGTCAACATCATCCAAGTTCACGTATCCTGCTGTGGGCAATGCAGAATCTGTGGGCAAAGTTGTGGTAACCGGCAATATGTCAGGAGATGTTATGTTGTAACTTTCTCTCCAGATATCTGACACCAAAATAGATTGATCTGCTTTGCTGGTCTGTTGTGGATAGACCACTTGAACAAGGCTGGGGTTGGAATCCAGCAATGCACGGTTCAATCTTAATTGGAAGAAACTGCGATTGGCATTGGCTCCGTATACTGCACGTTGCACCGCCCAGTTTTCATAGATGTTGTAGTCTGCTGATTCCTTGCCAAGATTGGCCTGTGCAAATAATTCAGCACTGAGTATGGTACCTTTTGATCCCAAGAACTGTCTATATACATTGAGTTGAGTTACATCATCAAGATTCAACGATGCCATGTACTGGCGTGGTCTAAAGCCAATCAATCCGTAGCTTAACAAATCATTGTCGCTTTCCAGATTGGCTGTGTTGATGTTGTAACTGTTTTGCAGTTGGTTGGCTTTGTTGGCCAAGTTGGGCAACAGTCCCAATTCAATTTGTGTATAGTCGCTGGCCAACCAATCATTGGCATTGAATACTTCTGTAGGCTGTACAATGTAAGCAGCCGACCAATAAGCACCTTTGTATTTTACAATTTGACCTTTGGTGTATGTTTGATATGGAGACCAATCTTGCACATTGTCTTGATTGAGAATGAAACCTTGGGCGTCGACACTGCCATTCCACTCAGTGGTAGTGGCAGCAATTAGTGTCAGTCTGCTTTGACGTGCGCCAGTTATTGGTTGATAAATCAAGTCTCCAAACGCACTGGCGTTGTTCAACACTATCATGTGTTCGTAAGAAGTGTATTTCAAATCAATTTGACTCAGTGTCTGATCTGTTGCAGGCTCTACTATAAAAGTATTGTCAATACGTGTGATAATAAGATCGCGAGTGGGTAATTCTTGGCGATTTTGATCTAAGATAATGTTTTCACTGGTCTGGGCCACCACGCTGTCAACCACTGCTTGTGGACGGGTTACCTGTAATCTAAATGCCAATGGGTTGAGGTTGATCAATGCATTATCATCCCACCCTTGTTGGCTCCAGTACAAAAATTCCGTGACCATTTGACTCCAACTAAGGATATAGTTGTTGGTTACGTCATCAAAAATCAAACCTTGTCGTTCTAGATACTGCCCGTATCCCAACAAAAAAGTACTGACTGCTGTTTCGTCTGCAAATATAAATCCATAAGGTACCTGTGTAATAGTACCAGTGTAAAAAGTAGGAACTTGAACTGTGATGCCTGCAACATTGTAGGTTTGTAATTGTCCTGTGAACTGGCTTTGTTCAATATTAAAGAATGGTTGTGTGGTACTGTAGCCAAATACAGCGTACCCGCCTACAACTTTTTGTATTACCACAGCAGAGTAGCTGGCTCGATCAAATGGCTGATTTTTATACAACACAAGATCGTAACTTTCGTCAGGAATCAACAGTGTGGTATTCACTGAATTGGGACTGGATTTCTCCGTGTAAATTTTAATATACTGTTTGTCACTGAAGCTGGCCATTCTGTAACACAGTCTTACGTCAAGGAAGTCAAGATCCGCAGTGAGTTCTGCGGTACTGTCTAATCCGCTTTGACGATTGTAATCCACAATCCAATTGATATAACTGGCCTTGCTAACACCGTTGCCGTAGACTTGAATGTCTCGAGCATTCAATCTGTATCGATTGTTGTAAAGGTATTGATCAAATTCGGTGTTGTACTTGTACAAGTCACGATCAGCAAACAGTGCAAAGAATTTGGCAGGACGAGTCAGTGCCAACAATCGCATGGCCGCAAACGGGTAAGCACTTGAATTCCACCATGATGCTTCCACTGGGCCGCCATCCCCAACACTCCAACTTTTACGGAATGTTTGATCATTGTAGGTTCCTACCACAGCATCAAGTGGGCTCAACAAACCACCCTCGTCGCCTGTGGGTACCACTGGTTGTAGTTGAGGATACGGTCCTTGCCCGTATGGGCTTATGGCCCAGGCGCCTTCGCGTGGTCCAGAATATGTTGGATCATCAGGATTTGTTGATGTGTATGATGCTGGACGGGCATACTGTGGCACAAATCTTGGATTGATAGGATCAGCAATGTACCCTGCCGCTATGTCATCCCATAACACCAAGTTGTCTTGTGTGTAAGGGCCAACACCATACAAGGTATCCCACCAAAGTGGTTTGATACTCAACCCCAACATCTCCCAAGGAGTTAACTCAGGTTGTTGTGTGTCATAGTAATAGCGATAAATGCCGCGCCAGGCACCGGGTAAAAAACTGTTATCTAATCGACTTTGGCTACCACTGTAGTTATAAGAAAACGGATTACCAACCTGGTAGTTTTGTGTTTTGTAATCCAACTTGTTCCAGGCCACATAACTCAAAAAGTCTGTGGACAAAATATTGTTGATGTCATCTATACTGTAACCAGTGGTTCTAAATTGTCCGGGTATGACATCGGATAATTCAATGGGAACAGGATTTCCATCCAGTTTTAAATTGTTGAATATTCTTGTTTCAAATTCCAACAACACTTGGTCACGTATGTCATTGAATGTTTGGGTAATGCTGCCGTCGTGGCCAACAATGACTGTTTGTGTGCCATTGGTGGTTTTTTGCACAACAATTTCGGGACGAAACGCTGGATACAATCCCATTTTGGTTGGAGTGTTTGGTACAAATGTGCCGTATGTTGCAGAATATTCTTGCAACAACAACACATCTCCCAGCACAAGATCAGTTAAAATTGTAATGCGAGGACCATCTGTGGCCACAACATAATCAAGATCTCGTGTGAGAATTACATTGTTCAAATACACATTCATTCCAAGATAATTGGCTGATGTGTAGTTGTAAACTTGAATGGTGTCAAATGTATTTGTTGTGGTATTTGACACTGTGTATGTGGTAGTTTGATACACCATGCCAGCTGGCAACATGTCACTCCAATAAAACGGCTGTGCCTCTATTCGTCCCAGGGTGATGTCTGCCATTGCAGTATCAAGCACTTCACTGGTGGTGTCAAATTCTTGTATGGTTTGTTGTGTAACGGCATTCAACATCTGCCCTTTGAATTTCAAATATTCGTTGCTGTTGTACTGCAAGCTGGCAAATATGTTGAATTTTTCGCTGCGCAGGAAATACCCAGCCAAGGTCAATGGAGAACTCTGTTGTAAAATAGTCAGGCCATAAGGAACTATGTTGCCTAAGTCTCTAGTGTTGTTGGCCCCAGTGATTGGTCCAACCAGGGTTGATAAATTTTCACAGATGCTTTCGTACTGTGTGCGAATTGTGCCCAAGGTAAAACTTGGACTGTTACCGTTCAACGGGTTGTTTTCTAAATTAATTGGCACCTGATAAAATGCCGTAGTACTGGTTTGATCGCTCAATGCCAGTACTTCAATTATGTCAGTTGGTAGATATGTATCTACCAGCGTAATAGTTGTGCTGTTGGTTCCTAATGTATAAGTGTATTTTTCTGGCTTTATAAAATTAGAGCCCACATAAATTTTCAAAGGTGGCATCACTGTGGCGGTGCCCACAGCAACGTCTAATTTTAATGTTTGCCCAGTGTAAGTAAATTTAAATTGTTGGTACTGCTGGCTGGTAGCCGCAGCCGTTTGCCATCCAATTAATTTTTTATAAATTGTTCTATCAGCATACTCTCTTGCGGCACCTGAGCTGATATCTGTAGTGATTGAAACATTGTCTTCAACATACAAAAATGTATCTTTGTACAAGTTGTTTTCAAACACAATGTCGCCAACGTTGTTGATATTGAGATATTGCAAAGGAAATTGCAATATAGGATCTAATATAGTGGTGTCACCGACTGCATAACTGAACAACTTGCTGCCTACGAATGTGCTGGATGGATATGTGGCTCTGTTGCCAAAGCTGATGCCATTTAAATCATAAACGTTGAACAGTGGTGCTTGTTGAACAGCGGTCTTTTGTTGTGCCAGTGCCCATTCAACACCATCATACCAAAATGTTTCACCAGGATAAGTGTTGCCGTACAAACACACTGTGGATTGGTCCAACAGCACTTCGCCATCGCTGGCCAACACCAAATGAATTATTGGTTGTGCAATCAATGGTGGTACAGTGTCAGGTGTAATAAATTGCACTATGTAAATGTTGTTGCGCACATTGGGATCTAAGTCAGCAGCAAAGATAACTCTACTGCCATCAATCAGTGTGTAGCCATCTGTACTGTATCCAGTACTGCCTTCGATGTTACTGAGTGCATCAGTTTCTGCGAAATCAATTATGTCTACTGGCTGCTTGCCTTCAGTTCCCATGTTGTACAGTCTGACGCCTGGCCTGAAACTGATGATAGGACGTTTGGCTCGATAGTTGTTGTCAAGGTCAGCTACAGTGTTGTTGTAACTGGCAGTGGCCTGAAGTACATCTATGTGGAACCAACGGTTACTACGAGTCCACGGATTTAGGTCTTGACTTGCTCGGTCAATGGTGAGATAATCTGGTTGGTTGGGTTCAGTTGCAATGGTACTGTCGTTGGCATCTTCTACATAGCTTTCAGGAGTAATAAAATTACTAACTGGCAACAGCTCAATTGCTGTGCCTACACCTGCAACATAATATTCATTCAAACTAAATGCTGTGGCGGCCACTTGGTAAGAACCAGTGCTCAACACCACAGCCGCCCCATCTTTTACAGAAGATATTGAAAATTGAATGCCATTGGCAGAAATTGATTTAATGTAATAAGTCTGGCCTGCGACAATACCAAAGGTGCTGGCATTGAATATAATTTGTTCACCTTCATACAATCCCACTGTGGTTTCGCAAGTGATATAATTAGACCCACCAACTGTGTCTATGCAAGTAACTGCCAGGGTGCCTGACCCGTAACTGGCAGGATAAATGTCGCCAGTGAATTTGACTTTTAGTCCGTTGGTAAACACCACGCCGTTGGGAGATGTATAATCGGACTGTCCTAAAATTTGATCAATGAAAATTGTGCTGGAATCTGCTGGTTCTAATAATCTAATGCGACCAAAAATTTCTGGATCTGTACCGTCTTGATAATACAACTCATCCAGTGCCGCAGTCAGCAATGGGATTTGTTTAAAGAATCCAGTGGCAAGTTTGTACCAACTGGTACTGCTGTATGTTCTACCATAGAGAACTGTGAATTTTTCATTGGTATTGACATTGCCGATTTTTGCCAGGCTAATGTATTCTACCCCTTCTCGATCAACAATGTTTATTTGCCAAACTTGATATCGATCTGACAGTGGTACTTCTGTTGCCAAATCAAAATCAGTAGAATCGTAACTGCCAACTTTTCCATTGTACGAATCCAGTCTAGGAAGAGGATCAAAAAATGTGGTTTGTACCCACCCATTGATGCTGTTTAAAAATACCAAAGTGCGAGCGTCAAGATAAGTTATCCCGTCGATGCCACCGGTCTGTGCAATAAAGTCATTCAACGGTTGATTGTTGATTTGATCAAATTCCAGTGTTGTTGCCAAATCAATTGGTCCTACATCTGCAAGATCATAATAAAATTGTTGCGTTGTTCTTTGTGGCACATTGAAAGAAACCACGCCAAGGTCTTCACCATTGTTGACAACGCCAACAATGTCTCGGTCGCCAATGTTGGGCGTGTAAGGTAACACTCCTGCGGTACCTGGATTGGTTTGAATCCAAAATCCTGGACCAGTGCCCGACGCACTGTTAACAATGTTGAATGTGCCATGTAAATTGGGTTGATTTTCGGCCACATAATACAGCGTGTCCGGAGCATCTTGGGGTACAGTAAATGTTACCAACCCGGTGGCACTGCCGTTGCGTGTGACTCCAGAATTGTACGCACTACCAGTGCCTTGTACTATCGCAGTTTTGATCCAAAAAGGATACGGTGCATTCAGCGTGAGATTGAATACGTAAGTATTACCACGTGCCAATGTCAATGTTGGGTTTGGCAGTTGATCTATTAGATATGAACTGGTCCCACTGTTGGTCACACGATAATTTACAGTTTCTTTGGCATTTTGCGCCACTTGAAAAGTATAGTTGCCTCCACGCACAAGATCAAGTGTGGGATTGTTGCCTGCAACCCCTGAGAATGTGTACACACCATTTTCTCTCGTGACTTCAAAATTGTCATTGGTGGGTATTCCTCCAGTGTTTATTTCCACAGTTTGTGGACCCGTGGGCACCCAGAAATATTGACTGAAGTTTACAAATGAGTCATAATCTACAAACGGATCCCAAGTGTAATATTCACTGTTGTACAGTTGGTCAGGTCTAGTTTGATCACCACCTTGGAATCCAATGGCATCATTTATACCAGGGTATGTTATGACATTCTTGATTTTGTCAGTGTCAGGTTCTAAGCTGATAACCCCTGGCTCAAGTTGATAGTCTTGGCGAGATTTGTCTGGTTCAATTACATACTTGTCATTGGGGTTGACACCAGGACCCACAGTGCGCCCAATGAAGCCTTGTGTCTTTTTAAATTTAGGCTCTTGTACCATTTGGTCAAGAGTAGCAGCCAAGAATTGCTTGTTGACTGGGGTTCTAAAAATTTCTGGTAAAAAATCAACTGATCTTGTACGTGCCATTAAATTACTCCGCTGCCTGGGGCAGTACGTAGATTAGTACTAGTCAATGCTTCAATCACATCAATATTGTCGATGGTTGCACCATTGGCAAATATTTCATTGGGCTGACTGCGAATTTCATACAAGTCGCCAAAACTCTTTTGTTGGTCCAGGGGTACTAATACCACAGAACTGATGATAGTGCCTAACTGTCTATGCAAATATGCTGCCAGCTCTGAGAAATAGAACGTGTCACCAAAATTCCATTTGTCAATGCTGAAATATGCATTCATCTCTGCCAACACTGAGCTTTTAATTTCACTGGTACTGGCTGTTGAATTCTGCGCACGAATAACTTTGATTGTGGCTCGCAGTTGTTGTGCTGCCTTGGGCCCAAACAGTGGTTTGAATATCACAGGATTCACAATGATATTGTCTGAGATCATTTTGTAATCTTGTAAGTTTTGGTATTCTGTAGTGAGCTCATCAATTGTGGGCAAGTTTGGTTGTGGCACAGTGCCAGTGGTGTCTCGCAACCAATTTTGATAGGCGGTATAATAGCTCAGGGTCACAACATACAAGTCAATGATGTTGGTTGTTCCTGGATCAATTCTATTTGTCAGTGGGCTGTTGTGGCGATACTGGAAATACAATGCTTGACGTCCAGTCCTAGCTATCCATCCTGATACTGCGATAATAGTTCTCACACCTGTGACTGAAATACTTAGTTGATAAAATGCCTGATCAGTGTAGGCATAAAATACTTGTCCTGGCGTCCATTCGGTTTTGGCCAATTCAATGTCATCCAGTGTGGCATAGTCATAATTCACAATGCCTGGTTCTACCAACAAGTAACGTTGTAAATTGTCAAAGTCCACTGTTTGTTGTAGGAACACAAAAGGCCCTGACGGTGAAGCTGGTCCCACAATTTCGTCAAAGAAGTCTGGATTGTCTGGCACCCCATCATTGTCTGAGTCGCGATAACTTACTAGTACTTGGAAGTCATCAACATAGCCATCGCTTTCCACAGGTTGTCCAATAATTGTGGTATAGATATCACCTGGCAATGGTTGTGTTGAATTAGGCTGTGTGTTTACTGCCAACACATTGACAAAATCTTTGATGATTGTACCTGTGCGGCTGTCATACACCAATTGGTCTTCGTAGAAGAAGAAACGAGTTTGCAACACTGATCCAAAGTTATAACTCAACCCACGAAATGTGATTGTGTAGTTTTGATTTTGTACCACAAATTGTATCATCCAAGACGCATCAAGATTGGCGCCTGAGGTATTGCCAGCGTACTGCTGACTCCAAGGTGCAGGATGATTGGGTCCAGTATAAGCATCAAGATTGGTACTGGTTATGATATACCAGGTGTAAGGCGTGCCAGTTATGCTACCATTGCTGTCGTATCCCAGGCCAAAATTGCGATACAACAACAGTTGCTCGGTTACAGCTTGTTCTACTGAGTTAGGCAAGTCTGTGACAAACAACGGAATAATAGTATCAACAATGGCGCCTGTGGGTACAAAGTTATTGATTGTGACAGGTCCTGCCCCAGAAGTTAAATTGCCTCGACCGCCATTGTATCCATCTCCTATGATGAGTTGTGGACTGGCCCAAATTTCCATGCGTTCATCTGCTCGCATGGGGGTGCCTTGCACCAGTCTGTTGTTACGGTCAAAGTAGTAACCTGTGGGTGGAACAAACTTGATCAAGCTGCCAGGAATCACGTACTGAAACATTGTGGTGGTGGTTGTTCCAATGGGAATGGGTGTACCATTGGGCCAGGTAGCACTGGTTGTGGTATTTCTAAAATAGCCAGTGGTTTCATTGGCCATTGTGGTGCTTTGATTCCAGGTGTATCCACTCAACCAAGTGATTCCTGTTGGCTGAGTAGTAGAAGTAATTCTTGGAAAGTTTTGGTAGTAAAACTGTTTGACTGTGGGGCCAATCAATGCTGGTTGCAATTGATTGGTAATAACGTCAGCAATATCATTACGATTGGTCCAGGAAAACAATATGGTAGGCAAGATATTTTGACGCCATATCCCGCCATCACTGCTGAATGTGTTGGTGCTTGAATACTTGCCTGTGTTGTCCACAAGGTCAAGGTATCGACTGGTGCCAATTGACGCACGATTCAATGCCTTTGATTTGATGATTGAATTGTAAGCAGTGTATGGAAAGAGGTTGTAGTCTTCTCCGTTGACCATGCGGTTTTGTGTGTAGTAACGGGCAGGGGCACGTTGTTTGATTTCAGCAATGGGTTCACGTGCTTGACTGTTGCTCACAGGACGTGTGATACCGCAGGTGAATGTAATAGTTTGCAAGTTGCCATTGCGATCAGTATAACTGATGGGCAACACAACGTTTTGCATTTCTTCAGGATTGATAATGTATTGCAAACCATTACTTGCACGAACATACGCACGGAAAATGCCCACAGGAATTTCGCTGAACACTCCATCACCAAACACCATGGTGATTTGATCATTGGCTCGACTTGTGACTGAGTACACTGGTTGCAATGCATTGTCACGTTGTGCGGCAGCGGTATAAACATTGTCTACATATTGCCATTGTCTATTGATAGTGCCCACATTGTCTAGCTGGAACAACCAACGGTCTTCGTTGTTGATACCTTCTATGTTGATGTCCACAGTGCGGTTGGCCACACGTTCAGCCAAGTTGAAATCTTGATTCTGCAACACGCCTTGTTTGAACAAAAAGAAATATCCTGTGTTGGCTGATTGAAAGCCCAGTTGATCATTTCTAAACAACACATTGAATACTGTGTTGGGAGTGGGAGCTGGTTCGTACACATAATCACGTCCCACTGATGTTGAAGTCATGGCCTCAAATGGCATGTTCACATTGTCAACTGTGGCAGAATAAGGAATCACAGGCAAGAAGCCAGGTACAAAATTGATTGCGTATTCGTCAGTTCTCACACCCAGAATGGTTTGACGATTACCTGGACGACCTACTTTTTGACTGTCTATCAATGACGCATTGATGATGGCTGTGAACTGTTCTTGCCAGTCGTTGTTGGTGGGGTCTGCCCAATTTACTGTGACATTGGCCAGATTGACACCGTTGTAGTCCACTACGTTTTCAGTGGTAGACACATTGAATACTTTGAGAAAACCTTCAGCGGCTGTGTTGCGTTTGGCTGTGTAACTCACTAGGTTTGCCAGGCGCACCACACTATCTCTACGTTCAGCAGTGTCCATGTAATTTTCACGAGTGTTTAAGTCTGTGCGAAACGCCAGTGCTTGCCCCATAAATGCCATGACGTCAAGCAAAGCAATAAATTCACTGGATTCAATGTAGTCATTGAATGTTTCAGGATAGTACAAACGCAGGTAATCAATGAAACTTTTGCGCAGTGTTTCAAAGTCATAGCTTTGAAAGTCAGCTTCGCGATAGGTTTGATAGATCTGTTTCCAATCTTCTACGCCGAATATCGCTGTTTGTCTTGTGGTTGTTGCCATTGTTTTTCTCGTCCGTGCTTTATTTATTGATAATAAAAACGGCGCAGTTATACGTAGCTGGCATTGCGTTGTTGTTGATCAAAGAATATGCTGAGTATTTCGGCATTGGTAGTGTTGACTATGGTGATTGCAATTTGTATCATCATGCCATTTTCTTGAGGAAATACCTGTATGTCACTTAGTAATATTCTAGGATCGCCACCACACACACGTTGTATTTCGGCTCTGATGTCTTGTTGCAGTTGTTCCAGTTGATTTTCAAACAAAAACTCCCATATCACGGTGCCATAACCAGGGCGGCCAGGCAGCTCACCTTGACGAATGTTAAACGCATTCAACAGGTCTCGTTGAATCAATGGAAAATCAGTTAGAGTGAATTTCTTGTTTTGATTGATGGTGTTGAAGCCGATAAATGTGGTCATGACAATATTTATGGCTGAATTTTACCCGCCAGTTTCTTGAATTTTTGCCAATATTATTTTAAAGATGCGTAGTGCCCTGTCAATGATGGCACGATCTTCGGCTATGTTGGCATTCAACTTTTCAAGTTTTAGCTGGAAGTTTGGATAATTCCCTGGGTCGTTAAAAATTTCAAGTCTAAGTGCAGTCACGTCATCTGATGCGTTGAACAAACCAATAGTTATAGGTTGTAGTCTTGCAGCCAATGCACCTATTTCTGCTCTGGTCAATGTGCTGGTTCCAGCTGCTGAATCGATCTTGGCGTTGGCGGTGTCTCGGATTTCCTGAAGTGTAGTCACTAGTTTTATAACTTCAGCTTTGATTTCTTTGTATCTGTCCAGCCAAACAGTCTTAATTTTTTCGTTGCCGTAGTCAGTGCTGGGCACCTTGTCGTTGCCCACAACTCTAGTGGCAGCCGCGTCAACTGTGGCTCGATTCACTGTGTTCTGCGCTTCTCCAGGAGGGGCCTGTTGCTTCACAGCATCATTGAGCTTTTGATCAGCAGTGCCCACAGCAAATTTTGCATCAGCAAATTTTTTGTCAAAATCAGCTTGCTTGCCAGCAGGCAATTGCCCCTTGATCCAGTCCACACCCTCAGCTGATGATTTAGAAAAAACTGCTGCCAGGCCGCCTTGCTCTTTGGAGGTCAATTCTTTGATCGGCAGTCCAAACTGGCTGGCCACTGACAGCCCTTTGCTCATTAAATCTTGTTGGGTCAAATTTTGTGCCGCTGGACTACTCAACAGTCCATCAAGACTGTTGATTCCGCTTTTGCCAGTCCACACTGTAGGGCTTTTTAGTACATCAGTGAGTTCATTGGAGCCTTGACTGAGGAATTTGCTTGCAGTGCCTGGTTTGATCAAGCCTGCTGTTTCTAATTGTGTGGCATCAAGTCCAAACTTGCCTACTCCTGCCGCGTTGGTGAATTGACTAAAATCTTGTCCGGTTGCTGTGCCAACAGCGGCCACAGTGGCTCTGACATCAACTGTACTGAGTCCGGCCATGGGCATGACTGCGGCGGCTGTTTTTGCAAAGTCAGCTGTGTTGATACCATCAGTCACAGGTGTGCCAAACAAACTGCTAACTTTGCCCACTGTGTCTTTGAGAATGCCTCCAGCAACACCCACTGCACCAGTAAGGCTGGTACCTGTGGTGCCAGCCGCAATTGATTGTTTGGCTGTGTCTGCAATATTTTTGAAACTGTTTAACGCACCTTTGTCAGTGCCCGGAAACCCTGCAAATCCCTGTGAAAGTTCGGCTTTGGCAGCTTCAAGGCCGTCTTTGGCCTGTGTCTGTGCGCTGAGTACATCGCCGGGAGCAAATCCAGTGAGCCCACCTGCATCAGCTTGTTTTTTAAAAATTTCAAATGCTTGTTCTCGAGTCATGCCCGGCGGACCATTTAATGTGAAATTCTTTGATATTTCTGTGGGATCTGGTACTCCAAACTGTTTGGCTATGGACGCGGCTTGAGCTTTTTCGGCGTCAGTCAGTGGTCTGTTTGGAGCAGTACTGGCTGGCGGATTGCCTTGTCGGCCACCATATGTTTTTCCGTCGTCTATTGGTCTGGAATTAGGTAATGGACCGAGTCCTCTGCGCAGACGCTCATTATTGGTTCTATCCCATATTATGGGATCGTTACCTGAATATGTTAATTTGTCATCAGGTGTCTTGGCGTATAAGCCAGTCTCAAATGAGCTGGTTGCAGATCCAACTGACCCTTTGAGACTGTCCAGATTAAAATTAAATTCGCTCATTTTGCTTGAATGGCTACTCCGGCTGGGACAGCAGGCGCACCGGGTGGCGGTGTAGGCTTGCCTTCTTCAAACTTTAACTTGGCATCAACTCCCAAGTTGTGATACGGATAAGGTTCGTGCGTGGGTGCTCTGGGCACAATGGTTTTTAGTGCCTTGGGGTCAGCTTCCCAGCCTTTGGCTGTGCTAAATTTTGTGTCATCAAGTTCAATTGTGGCAATAGGCTTGGGGGCCGTGACCGAAGCGGCAGCAGGACCATTTAGATCGATCCCGCCTGCTGTGAATTTCAAAGCGGTGCCGCCTGACCAACTTCCGTCAGCGCTTTGTAAACTTAGTGTGCCATCTGCTTTGACGCCCAAGGTGGCTTTGCTGTAGATTTTAAAATCATTTTGTGCAGTAATGCTTAAATCAGTTGCGGCTTCTATTGCAGTGCTTGCCTCGCTTTTGACTTGTATGTTGCGTCCAGCGTACATGTTGATATCACGATCGGCGTGCATGTTGATGTCACCATTGGTACGAATATTCACTGAGTTGGTTGAGAACACATCCACTGTGCCTTCTGCACCAAACTCCAACCATGTTTGACCATTGGCATGTGTGATGTAGAAAAAGTTGCCTGTGTCATTCATAGTGATTTGATGACCTTTGGCTGTTCGCAGTCTGAACAATGCGTTGGCACCATTAAGGTCACCATCATCCATCACAAGAGTGTGTCCGCCCATGCGACCTATGACTTGTGCATCTTGTGGTTTTAGTTCGTTGCTTTGTATTTTTTTCAGTATGTCATTGGGCTTCATACCACCTTGATAGATGGGTATACCGGGTGTTGAGATTCCAAACACTTTGCTGGGAGTTTCACGTTGGCTGCTGCTACGTATTGGGCCACGTTCAATGTCTCGGTTGAGACCTTGTTGAAACAATGCGCTGGCCACCACAGTGTGAACTGGTTTGATTCCATCAAAAAATTTGGGTGAGTTTATTAGGTCAATGTTGTTGGTATTGATTTCTGTGACTGGTAACAATTCGTCATTGGCAAAATATGCTTCTTGATTTTTGTTGGTTGTGGCGTATAATTCACTGCTGCCGATGGCCGGTACCATATGCCCTAGGCCATTGCCGGGTACCACACCAATATAGTAACCCAATTGACGGTCACCATTGGCAAACACACACAACACAGTAATACCAATGTCTGGGGGAGTAAACCACATGCCATATGCATTTTGATTCTGAGCAAATTGACCAATTCCATTGCCAGAGGTGTTGCCAGCTGGAGTATATCCATAAAACCCTGGCAAATATCTCACTGTGACCCATTTGCTCGAATCTTCAGAGTCGCCACCACCAAATGTTTCAATGTACACTTGCAAACGACCAGCTCGGGTTGGATCCACATTGTTTTTGACCACGCCATAGAATGGTCCAAACTCAGTGGGGGTTCCGCCACGGTCTGGTTTGTAGTTCTGAGGTGTACCTCTACTGCGTTGTAGTTCTTCTGACATGTGTGCCTTTAGTTATCTCGTGCGCCCTTCTGGGGGCTGTATAAATTGTAGGTTTGATTGACTCGCCCAGGTGCAACTGGTGGCGGAGCGCCTGCTGGAGTGGTCCACAAATTGTAGCCTTGGTTGGCTCTCACTGTGCCAGGTGTGGACACAGCATCAGTTGCAGACGGACCCACAGTGACTCCATTGCTGGTTGGAGGCAGTGCTGGAGGCAACGGCCCAATTGGGAATCCCAATGCTGGGGGGAAAGGAGCACTGGCACTGGTGGTATTTGGCAATGGTAGACCTGGTGCCAGTTTTGCACCTGCAGCCAAAAACGATTGAGCAGATGTTCCTGTGGCTGCTGTAATTTGTGAAGCTAGTGTGTCTGGTAATGCCCCAACCCTGCCGCTGACACCGCCAGCAGCGGCAATGGCCGCGCTGATATTTGGTGATGACGATCTTTCAGCTGTTGAGGCTGAGGTAGCATTCCCATCGCGTCCACCGTTGGGACTACCGGGTGTTGTTGCTGTGTCTGCACGATATGCCGCACCTGCTGCCGCCAGTGCATTGTTTTCTGCCGCCGCAGTGCTTGCGGCCACAGTGTTTTTCTTTGACGGGATTGGAAAGAAATACATGCTGCCTTCAATGGTCTGCTCAAATTTTCCTTGACGGAATTCACTTATGACTTTGGTGGCCTGATACACCGTGCTCTGTATTGGTTGTCTGGCTTCACCATTGGCACCCGAATATGGATCGGCCAGGCCTGTGGCTATGTTGTAGTCTTGTGGACGTTGCCAGGAAATTTCAAACATGACCTGATTGGCATCAAAGTTTATGGTACCATCAGGAAAAAATGGGGAGTAACTGAATTCAGTAGCACTGACCCCACCAGCCAAATCACCTTGTTGTATCCAACCGGGATCTCCAATGATGCGTACTTTGGTTCGAGACATGTCGCCGGGACTGTACAGCACTTCTGAAGCATTGGATGCGATTTCATTGCCTTTTTCGGCAGACCCTTGACGACTCTCTGAGCTGGCCGCCATGTAGGTGTATTTAGGCAGTTCTCTCATACTTGCAGTGAACTTTTCTCGCATTTTTGCCGCGGCACTATCGTTGGGAGTTTTTCCAGTCACAGTAATGTTGTATAACCCGTTGAAGTTGGCCTGAAAATCCAATACCGCGGTGTTTTGCCCTGTGAACCAAAACGGATAACTTTTATGTACTCCTCGAAATTTACTCACAGGAAAATATTTTGAGTCAAAGTTAGGCACTTCATATTCACTGATGATAAATCTTATTTTGTAGGAATAGTCGTTGCGAAGATTGTCATACTCACCTTGTTCAGCTTCCATGTTGATTTTAAACCATTGCAATGGTTTAGTGCGATCTGGATTTAATGATTCTGTACCTTCTTCTTCGTTGTACGTGGTAAGAGCTTGATCATAGATATAACTGCTGTTGCGTATGGCCAAGTCAATGGCTTGCACCACTTGCATACCGGCAGTGACACTCCAGTTGCGACTGCTGATGTTCATTGCATTGGTCTCAGGCGAAATAGCCTGGTTAGCATTTTTACTGGCAGCGGTGCCCATGCCGGTTTGATTTTGTTCAACCTTTGCGCCTGGCAATCTAATTTGAGCGTCACGAATATTTTGTTTGCCATCGCGTCCGGCTACAAAAACCAGTTCATATGTGTCAGCTTTGCGATATATCTGCTCTGTGACCAATCTTTGTTGAAATTCATTCATGGCCCCCATTAGTCCCAGCTTGATAATTTTTTTGTCGGCAGCAGCATTGGCCTTGGGTGGCGAATTGTTGGCCCAGCTGGCTGCTAGAGCATTGTTGTCAGTGGCTGCTCGACCACCAGGTTGAGTTGATGCCCAGCCAGCTGCCAAGGCATTGTGTGCAGTGGTACTTTGACCAGGCGCATCAGCTGGAGCATTGCCCGAACTGTACACTGCATTGCCTCCCAACAGCTCGCCCACACTGGCTGCGGTCAGTTGCACATCATACGGCACTGTGCCACGCCGTGTACCACCAGCCACCATTTGGTTGATGGGTGCGCAGTCAAATTCATACGTGACCAGTTTTGATCCCACACTCCAGTTGATTTTTTTAATGATAAAAGGAATAAATTTTTCCACCACAGCATTGGGATCTGTGAGCCCAGTGGCTGGATCCAAGGCACCAACTTTGACAAGGTTGCCTTTTTCATCATATCCGTACCAACGCAACACCATGAGATATGCTGTGGCAGTGTAGTTGATGGGTTGATTCTCTCCAGCAGTTTGTCCCATGTCTTGCACAGCCGCATACAGTCGATCCAGCAAGGTGATGTTGCCTGGCTCAATCACTGTGAATTTTAGACTGGTAACCATGTGTGCTGCCTGTGTTTGACGACCAGGCAAGGCATTGTCCAGGGTGATGGAATCAATGTAAAAGTCTTGTGGGAACGCAGGATTGCGGCCGTAGTCTTGATCATTGAACTCTTGAGCAAACTCTGCGCCAGGATCTTGACCATTGACTGAGCCTGTGCCTTTGCCCAAAAACCCACCAACATTGGTAGGAGCACCACCTGATTGAAACAACAAATTATAACCGTTGATGTTTTTTTTCTTGCTGCGAAGCAATCTTGTGTATTGTCTGGTGCTCATCAAGTACACACTGGCAGAATAAGTGTAGCTGGAAAAACGATCCAACACGTTGGGTTGTGGTTCTATTGCTCCGTCAGCATTGAGATTGCCTTGTTTGATGGCATTTTGTTGAGGAGTACTGGACCCAGCTGCTGATCCACCCGCGGCTGCAATGGCCGCGCCCATGTTGTAAGTTTGTGGGTTGTTGTCGTTGGCTAGGTTGTTGTTTTTCTGAATAGATGTGAGAATGTTGGTGTTGGTCTGATTTACAAAATCTTGACCAGTCTGTTCAGCACCAGGTGCAGACTTGATATAGTCGCCAATCTGGCGGCGTTGTTCTGCCGCATTGTCTGGCAATACTGGTGGGGCTGCTGGTCCGTAAGCCATGTTAGAATCCCAACACCGATCTGAGTGTGGTTATCTTGGGCAACAGTATTTGTGTGTTAGACACAAAATCCAAGGGCGGTTTTGTCAGTGTGTTGGGATTGCGTTGATAAAATACCCACCAAAGTCTAGCATCGCCGTACAGGTCATGTGCGAGCAGATCAGGTCTGTACTGATATGTTAAATTGATTGTGAACGACAAGTCATCACTTTGCGAAGGTATTGGTCTGTTGACCATGACATCCAGGAAAAATTGACTGTAGCCCGTGGTAAAGTACGGACTGGTTGCATCATAATTGGCGCTCATTACCAGAATCCTCCTTTGAGCAAGTTACCATTGGCAAATGCTTCCATGCTGAACTGTTGACTCTGCTGGCTGCGTGTTTGTATGGGCATGAGTGTGAGTTGTATTTCGCATTTGGTGGGCACATAAGTGGAATCAGCTATGTTGGTCACACTTTGCATTTCCAACAGGCCTTGTGCAGGAACTGCAGGCACAGCACCTTGTGGCAACAATGCGTTTTTCAATCTACTGACCACTGACGATATGGGATCATTGGCAGCTTGCGGTTTGGGAGATCTTCCGCCCAAATTTGTGTTGTAATTGTTGGGCTTGGTTCTTATGTAGTCACAGTCATTGGGCATGCTGTAGTTAAATGTCTTGACCACACAGGGTTGGTTGTTGAATTGATACTGTCCCAGACCAATGAGATACACCAAAGGAGGCGGTGCTCCACGTAGCGGATCTTTGGCTCCGTAGAACATCTTGGTAACTGAACGAAAGAAATGTATCACAGCCAACAAGTAGTTGGCTTCGGCTGTGTCTTGCGCTGTGAACGTGCCAGTGATTTGTACATCGCCCACATAGGAACTTTTGTAAAATTGTCCACGATAGTTTGAGTGTGTGAGCTCAACACTTTCGTAGTTGGCATTGTATGTGGTTTGTATGGTGGGCATGTAAGGAAACACCACACCATTGCTGGCTTTGAGTGGTTTCAGCAAGGTGTTGTTGTCATCCATGTACAAATACTTGGCACTGGGGGCCAGACGTAGTCGCACACGCCAATCACCATTGGCTGGCGCTTGAAATTCTGCTTGAACAGCTCCTTCTTCTTGTGCCTTACGTTTCATGGCAGCGGCTTGATTGGCCTGCTCTTGTTGATATGCAGCCGCGGCTGCTTCGGGATTTCGTGCGGCGGCGGCATTGGAGGCGGCACCACCAAACGGGCTCTTGGCTCCAGGGTCGGTGGCAAGGTTTACAGGGGCTGGGGTTCCTGTGACAGCTTCTGGAGAATAATTCGGATTGGCAAACACACCAGTGTTGGCTGGAGTATCTGGAACTGCGCCAGGTGTTGACACTGGATTAGCTTGAACTGTGTTTAAAACATTGTTTTGTGTTTCCGCCAATGACCCTGGTTCAACTGGTGCAGCAGAATATGATGCAGGCGTTGCAGTTTGATCTGCAACAACAGGTGGTTGAGGATTGTTGGCCGGATCATCTCCGGCTGTGGCCACAACATAACCAGGAGGTACAGGATTGGCTGCTGCCTGTGCTTTGGCCTGTGCTACTTCGCCTTGTTGTTGCGCAATCAGCTGTTTGTCTGCATCTATTAATTGTTGATTTTTAGCCGCAGCATCAGTGGCATTTGCTCGGTCAGTTGCGTATTTTTCAGCTTCGGCTCGCTTGGCAGCGGCATCTGGATCGCCTCGGGCGGCGGCGGCGGCGGCTTCTGCGTCTAATCGTTGTTGCTCGCTGCGAGAAAAAGAATTTGCATTGTCAAGCAACTGTTGTTGATTGGCTTCTCGACCGGCTAGATTTTTTTCATTGGTAGCAAGTGCAATTTCTTTTCCTGTTACATTTGCAGTATATCCAGTTTGCAACACAATTGGAGTGTTTGGTGCAGTAGGTGTTTGGTTGGTTGCAGGATCAGGACCGCCAACTGATTGCACAGGCGTGTTGGTTGATGACGTCTGATAAGTTGTGGTTGACGTGTTGGTGGTAGTATTGGGCACAGTTACTTCTGAAGGCGTTCCAGGAGTTTTTGCTTCTTCTGCCTGACTCGCTAACTTGTCCCGTTCACCTGCCAGTTGTTTGATTTGTTCTCGACGTGCTGCCTTTTCTTCAGGAGTTGCATTAGGGTTGATGGGGTTGTCTGCTTGGAATTTTTTTAATTCTGCATTTTTGGCGTCAGCTTGAGCTTGAATTGCTGAACTTTTTTCATTGGCTGTTGGCTGCGGAGTTATTATAGTGGTTGATCCACCGCCACTGACTTGCTCGGTACTGGTGGTGGTGTATGTGACGGGTGTTTTATTGCTGGGCTGGCTATCGGCTTTTACAGGATAAGCAACTCTTTCAACGTTTTTTGTTTCGCCAAGACTGTTATAGTATGCATCTGATTCTGCTTTTTCCGCAGCGGTATAGGGTATGGTTTGTGTTCCAGAACCAACAATATGAGGACCTATTTGGCCACGGTTTGTGTTCTTCGTGCCGTCATCGTTGTATGGAACATCGTTGATTACATAGGTGGCTATGTCATTATCAGTGAGACCAGCCTGAGTCCACGCCTGGTCCTCACTCAAGCCTGATTGACGAAGTTTGTTGAACGTTTCTGCTTTTTTTGGATCGTAACCTGCGGTGGCCATGTTTTTATTCCTATACCTTATTTACTCAAATCAAAAACCATGTAGTTTAACAAGAGGTTGACAAATGTTGTAAACATGCTACAATAAGTACATATCTGGAGACTCATTGCATGACACTAATTGCAAAACCCGCACCCAAGGTTAACTACCTTAACAACCGTGACATTTTAAAAGAAATACATTTAAGCAAAAACACCTACTGTAGTTTTAAAGACAGAACAACTGATCATCAGTTTGACATGATCTTACCAAGTGTGGACAAAATCAATCAAAAGACCATTGCAGAAGCACGCCGCAATCGTGCTGACCGTCACAAACGTGAAACTGGCGAAGTGATTGATCCTAAAAAAATACCCAATACGGAAGTGGTTTTCCGTGTTATGACTTGGGAACACATACCCATGGCGCCCAAGAAAGTGCCCAAAACTGCCACTAAAAAGAAAAAGATCGAAGACATCTTGGACTTGGATGACGTAGTAGAAGATCCCTTAGCGGACCTTGTTGAGGACGTTGTGCTGGATCCCACACACATGAGAGTTAACTTTCCCCCGTTCTGGCATTACAGACTGGACGAAAACAAAACCCCTGTGCTAGTGGGCAAAAGCCACTGGCGGGGCGATTTGGACTCTGGCGAGTTTTGCAAGGATCATGGCAACATGACACGCAAACTGGCCATGATGTTTATGAAACTATGCGAACGCTATGCCACAAGATCAAACTGGAGAGGATACACATACAATGAAGAAATGCGCGGACAAGCCCTGTTACAACTCAGTCAAATTGGCTTGCAATTTGACGAGTCAAAATCGCAGAACCCTTTTGCGTATTATACTGCCGCTATCACTAATAGCTTTACTCGCATCCTGAACATTGAAAAGAAAAATCAAAACATCCGTGATGACATTCTTGAAATGAACGGACTCAATCCTTCGTGGACACGCCAAAACTCTGGCAAAGCAGGCATGGCTGCCATGAGTGGTCCGGTCACCACTACCTATGAAGAATGAGTCAAGTATATTGCACCGCACCATTCAATGGGTTGACTATCAGAGAAGATGGACATGTAAGAACATGCTGTACTGGAGAAGTCAGCCTTGGCAACCTCAATAGCCAGACCATTGAGGATATACAACATTCATCAACTTTAAGACAAATTCGTGAATCCATGCTCAATAACAATGCTCATGAGAATTGCGAATTTTGTGTATATCAAGAACAAACCAGCGGCCTTGCTTCCCTAAGAGAGCATTATTTAAAATTTTATCCAAAGTATGACACGTTCCGATTAAAAAATATTGACGTTCGATGGAACAACACATGCAATCTCAGTTGTATGTACTGCACTCCAGAGTTTAGTAGCACTTGGGCTGAAAAATTAAACACAAGCAATTACAGTCCGGTAAAAAATTATCAGGATGACTTGCTGAGCTTTATATTAACGCATGTCGATGATATAGATGAGATCACTCTGGTAGGCGGTGAGCCCATGTTGATGAAACAAAATTATGAATTAATTGCTAAATTACCCGATTCGTCTAGAGTTAGCATAATAACCAATTTGTCTTACGATTTAGCACGGTTGCCTTGTACCCCAAATTTATTGAAGAGACCAAAAGAAAACACAGTATGGAACATCAGTTGTGAGAACGTTGATCAACAATTTGAGTATGTTAGAACCGGTGGGCAGTGGCAACAAATGGAAACCAACTTGAAATTTTTAGTCCAGCATTGGCCTGACCAAGTTGTCATTAACATGGTGTATAGTATGTTCAGTGCGTTTGACATTGTCGAGACTGTAGAAAGATTCTACCAAATTGGTATAAAAAAATTTAATTTTCAAACTTATTATGGTCCATCGGCCGTGGATGTGTTTGCAATGCCAACTGCTGTGCAATCTCTAGCTGGCCAACAACTAGACACTGTTATAAAAACTCACTACAAAAATATTCATCCCGAAGATCACGATTTTTATCCCTTGGCAAATTTAAATTTAATCAAAACAAAACTAGCACAAGCACAAGGAGATGCTTGCTCAAGAAAAGAATTTTATGAGCAAATTGCTTGGTATGATCAATGGTCAACCTTGAAATTCAAAGATCATTGGCCGCACGTGATTGATTTGGTTGAATTGCATCTTGAATAACTTTTTGGTATAGTGTACAATAACGAATGACAAATCTATTCAAAAAAGCCGCGGTCTTTACAGACATACACTTTGGTCTAAAAAGCAACAGTCAAACACACAACGATGACTGTTTGGATTTTGTAAAATGGGCAACTGCTACTGCACGGGAACAAGGTTGTGAAACTTGCTTGTTTCTGGGCGACTGGCACAACAACCGGGCCAGTTTGAACATTGTCACCCTGAGTTATAGTCTAAGAGCATTGGAGCATATGAATGACAATTTTGAACATGTGTATTTTATTCCTGGTAACCACGATTTATATTATCGCGATAAACGTGACATTCAAAGCGTGGAGTGGGCAAAGCACCTCCCTCGTGTTCAAATCTGCAATGATTGGTTTAGCGATGGTGATGTCGTTATTGCCCCTTGGCTATGTGGCGACGATCATAAACGCATACCCAAACTAAAGGGCCGGTACATGTTCGGGCATTTTGAACTGCCCGGCTACTACATGAATGCCATGGTGCAGATGCCAGATCATGGCACCATACAGCGTGGAGACTTTGGCGGCTTTGATCAAGTGTTTACTGGGCATTTCCATAAACGCCAAACTGCCAACAACATCACTTATATTGGCAACTGCTTTCCACACAACTACGCTGACGCTGGAGATGATGAACGTGGCATGATGATCTTGGAGTGGGGTCAAGAAGCTAAATATTACGCTTGGCCAGATCAGCCCAGATATCGTGTGTACGGACTAGCCAACTTGATTGACAATGCCACCACACTGCTCGCTCCAAAGATGCATGTGCGTGTGAATTTAGATATTGAAATTTCATACGAAGAAGCCAACTTTATTAAAGAAACATTTATTCGGGATTACAATTTGCGAGAAATGGCCCTGATTCCCAACAAGACTGCTGGTGTGGATGTGGACCTTGCACCTGGTGATGTCAAGTTTGAGTCTGTAGATCAAATTGTTACAGATCAACTCACCAACATTGAGTCCGAATTTTACGACAACAAATTATTGTTGCAAATATATCAAAATTTATAATATCTATGTTTACAATTTCATTTAAATCAATAACAAACGCCTGTATGGTGGCTGTGGCCATGACTATTGGTTGTTACGAGGCTTATGAAATTTTCACTGACTTTTCTTCACAATGGTATTGGCTTGTGTTTGCACTGTTCTACAGTGTGGTAATAAACGAATACTTTGGACACCTTTGTTGCGGACACAAGTTGTTTGACATTGACACTCGACGAATTACCTATAAAATTCTTGTGTTTTTTAACTGTGTTGATCATGCCTGGGGTCCGCCCACAGCAATGGCATTGACTCATGCCAATCATCACATGTATGCTGATCAAGGACGCAAAGATTCTCTCAATCCTAGAGTACACTATACCACTTGGTTTTTGAATCCAATACATTATCTCTATACCATACCAACTGAGTGGCCAGACAAAGACAAATATTTTGAGACTCAAGATCGAATTTTTCATGACATCATTCATGATTCATGGACACAATTTTGCGAAGATAACTCGCACTGGTTGACTGTGATTTACTGGGCATTATTGTATGTGATATTCCCACTGTTTTTGTTCAAAGTGGTGTTCTTGGGTCGAATGCTGGTGGGTGTGTACTCACAGTTTGGTGGCATTCTAGCACATGGTAAAAATATTGGCGGGTACAGAAATTTTGACACCAATGATCGGTCCTACAACAAATTGATTTTGCATTATTTGTGTTTGTGCTTGATACCAGCAATGCTACACAATAACCATCATGGCCATGCATATAATTTTAAAACAGGACATCGGGTGAAATTTTTTGAGTTGGATCTAAGTGTGTATCCCATGAGGATGATTAGATTTCTACTGGAAAAAAAGCAATCTTACACTGCATGATTACATTCACAAACAACCAATACGTAATTGGATTTACTTTTAGATACCAACACTTGGTGTATCATTTTAGATACATGAAGTTGCAAAAGAGAATAGATGCAGGGAGACAATACTTATGAAAGTCAGCAAGATACCTGGACTAGGCAGATTTGGCATCTTTGTAGATGATGTGGATTTTGATCACCTCACCGATGAAGAGTGGATGGAAATTGGACGTCTACACATCAAGAATTTGGTAACTATTATCCGTAACACCAATGCCACCCTTGAACAATTTAATCAGCGAATAAATCAATTTGGTACTCAACGTCTAAATCTAACAAATATATTGATTACCAAATATAAAAAAACAATGATAGAATTATATCAAATGTTAGAACAAGATGACCCGGTGTTAGAACAGTCTGATCGTGACATGCTTATAAGTGCAAAAAATATAGCATTGCACATAGGCTCTATGCACAAAGTAGAAGATGGATTCACTGAGCAGGGAATACCTAATGGCCCATTTCCTGAAGGCGAACTTGGATGGCACAGCAATGAGCCTGGCCACCTTACATCTGTGCCTGGTGTGGCCTTGTATGGTCGTCGAGGCATGGTAGGTAGTGCCACTGGATTTTGTACCACAGTTGATTGGTATGAACAACAAAGTGAAAGTTTTCGTAGTGAATTAGACGAAATGATTGTTATTCATCAATTTACTCCAGACAAATTTCTCAAAGGATTAAAAAGTAAAATTGCATTAAACATGCTTTACCAAACATCAGGTCCTGTACAAGGAAGCGAAGTGCCCATGGTAATACAGAGTCCCGGCGGTATACGTGGATTGCATTATTCGTATACTTCAGTGTTTGGTATCAAAGGTATGAGTCAAAAAGAATCACAACGCATTTTTGACATAATTGATCAAGGTATATTTCAAGATCAATTTTTGTATGACCATTGGTATCAACAAGACCATGACATGTTATTGTTTGACAATTCTATTACCACACATCGAAGAATAGGCAAAGCTGAAAATCGCATGGCAGCCAGACTAACGTTTGACTACACCAAATTGCAAAAAGGATTTTATCAACCTTATATGAATCATGGCAAAATAGCTCGGCAGTATATTCAAGAAATCAAACAACAAATTAACAATGGCAACGCTGCTGATTTTCATGCTCCTACCATGATAGATTATTTGAGGACCTTTTTATGAAAATCAGCAAAATACCCGGGCTGGGCAGATTTGGAATTTTTGTAGATGATGTTGATTTTGATCACATCACTGATGAAGAATGGATGGAAATTGGTCGATTACATTTAACCAGTCTTGTGACTATTATACGCAATGTTGATCTTTCTCCTGAACAATATCAAGTCTTGATGCAAAAATGGGGCACTCCCAGAGATATCAATGCATCTAAAATTTGTAAAAAATATCGTCTTCCAATGTCTCAACTGGTTGAAAAAGTAAAAACTGGCAGCACACAAGATCTTGATGCCGAAGATATTTTATGGATTCAAGGAATCATCAACATATTGTTAGTAAAAGACAATCGTGTTTATCAAATGATGAAAGTCACCGGGCGGCGCAATGAAAAAGGCGAAGCCCTGGGTATGTTTTCCGAAGGCGAATTGCTATGGCACAGCAACGAGTCCGGTAATCTTACGTTTACTCCTGCAGTAAGTTTGTTGGCACATGAAGGTGTGGTAGGCAGTGCCACAGGATTTTTAACCACAACAGACTGGTATGAAAAACAATCTGAATCATTTCGCAGTGAGCTAGATGAGATGGTTGTTTTGCACAAATTCACTCCTGGCAAGATCAATCCTGGTCTGAGAGAGGAACAAGATTTTATCATGTATAAAAACATGTGCCCGGTAGACAACACACCCATTCCCTTGGTAATACAAAGTCCGGGCGGCATAAGTGGATTGCACTACAGTGTCAACACTATTAATCAAATTCAAGGCATGAGTGAAGTTGAATCGCAAAAACTGTTTGATTGCATAAACAAAGAACTGTTTGTTGATGAGTTCATGTATGATCACTGGTATCAAAACAACAATGATTTGTGCTTGTTTGATAACAGTATTACTTTGCATAGAAGGCTGGGCGGTATCACTGATCGCATGTGTTATAGAATACAATATGATTATTCAAATTTGATAGATCAGCCTTACATTCCGTATTTTCAAAAATCATTTGCAAAACAATACAAAAAAGAAGTGCGAGAAATAGTAAAATATCTGGGAATAACTGATTTTAAACTGCCTAAAAAAGCCTGGTATGAGTACCTTACTATGCTAAGATGAAAAAAAATATTGTAGTATACAGCCCTTCTAGATTTTCCAATGAAGTATGGTTACCAGTTCTCTGGGCACAAGCCAAAACATATTATGAACGCAACGGTAAACATACTGACCAATGGAATTGGGCGCCTTGCACTGCCGACATCTACAGTGACGATTTAAACAAAGTAAAAATTACTCTGGGTCACATTGAACCTGATGTATTTGCAGTGAGCCTGTATGTTTGGAATTACAACATTGGTCATAAAATAGCACAATGGGTCAAACAGCAATGGCCAAAGTGCATTGTTGTCACTGGAGGGCCGCATCAATATTTCAAATATGACGACGATTGGTTTGTGAAATATCCTTACATTGACGCCAGCTTGCCAGGTGAAAATTCTGGCGAGTTGTGTTTGCAACAGATTTTAGACAACGTTGACAATGACAACAGCATAGACTGGAATTTGGTAGCAGACGTTTGTTATCCGCATAAAACATCGCGACGTGCTGTGCGTAGCAAAAAAATTTCAACTACATCAGACAAACAAGATTTTGACTACAACTGGAGTGCGTTTGACAGTCAATTTGAATATCTAAAAAACTTTGCCAGCTTGGCCAAGACAGTTGACCCCACAATGAAAATACTCAGTATCATTGAAACCACTCGAGGTTGTCCGTATGGCTGCACCTACTGTGACTGGGGAGGTGGTATCAACACCAAGGTACTGAAAAAACCCATTGAAGTTGTCAAGCAAGACATTGATGCCATATGCCAGCTAAATTTGCATTTTTTATATTTTGCAGATGCCAATTTTGGAATCTTTGGCAGCAGAGACGTTGACATACTGCAATATCTTGCTGACCAACGATTGGCACACGCACAGTTTTTCAACACTGGCTACGGTGGGTTTGCCAAAACAGAAAACAAATTGTCGTACATTGAACAAATCTTAAAAATTGATTTGAAATATCAATTGAGTTTGCTCAACGAAATCAAATTGAGCCTGCAAAGTCTGGATCCAGAAGTATTAAAAATCATTGATAGAAAAAATGTTTCTTTGAGCAAACAAATGGCCATGCTAAAAAACATTACACCTTGGTATAAAAAACTTCCCATTTACATTGAGTTGATTTATGGTTTGCCGGGAATGACCTTGGAGAAATTTTATCAAGAGTTAGATTTTTTAGGTGCTAAAAAATTATCTATCCAATGGTATCCTTGGATACTACTTCCCGAAGCTCCAGCATACAGCAGAGAGTATCGAAACCAATATCAGTTAAAAACATTGATAAAGACGTCTGGGTGGTGGACCTATGAAAACGAAACAAATAATTTAAATGAAATAGTGGTTGAAAGTTTTTCCTACAACCAAGATCAATATTTAGAAATGTTGCTGAGCAGTGGGCTGTACAAACTTTTTGTACAAGGCGGGTACCTTCAAGACTTTGCCCAATGGTTACAGCATGATCAACAAATACCGTTGGGGCAATTGATTCAATCAATTTATCAAGAGTTTTTGCCAACTACCAAGTTTTTAGATCCAGTGGTCAATGCCTGGGAACAACAAATTTTACAAGATTCTACCACTGGATGTTTTATCAAAGTACAAGATCAAGATGTTTATCTTGGTCTGTATCTAGTAGCCATGGCATTTTTGCACCACAAAGAATTTACTTTGAAATTGGTAGAATGGGCCAAACAAAAATATCAGTGCCCTGCTCGTGTGTTTGACCAGGATCTCAAATTGGCCATACACAAGGACAATTTTGGTCACAAAACACAAGGATTGATACGATACAACTACAACAAAAAGTTTTTCAATATGAAAAATGAATTACGAAAAATGTTGTTGATGTTTGTTCAGTTTGCACATTCTGGGCATGCAATTCGAGGCCGGCGTTCATTTTTACTGTAGATTTACAGCAACAACTGTGCTATAATGCATCAATATGATTCAAATTAAAAACCTTACTGTACGTAATTTCATGAGTGTGGGCGCGGCCACACAAGGCATTGACTTTGATCGTCAGGACTTGACCTTGGTCTTGGGCGAAAACCTGGACCTAGGTGGCGACGGAAGTCGTAATGGCACAGGCAAGACCACTATCATCAATGCGTTGAGTTATGCCATGTACGGACAAGCATTGAGCAACATTCGCAAGGACAACCTTGTGAACAAGACCAATGCCAAGGGCATGATGGTCAGCCTGGACTTTGCCGTCAACGGCAAGAATTACAAAATTGAACGTGGGCGCAAACCCAATGTGTTGCGCTTCTTTGTGGACAGTGAACAACTCACAGCACAAGATGATGCACAAGGCGACAGTCGCGAAACACAGGATGCCATTGAAAATGTATTTGGCATGAGCCATGACATGTTCAAACACATCCTGGCCCTGAACACCTACACCGAACCGTTTTTGAGTTTGAAGGCCAATGACCAACGCACCATAATTGAACAGTTGTTGGGTATCACAATGTTGAGTGAACGTGCTGATCGCATCAAAGAGTTGAATCGTGGTACCAAGGACGCCATCACACAAGAAGAATTCCGTATACGTGCTGTGCAAGAAGCCAACAAACGCATTGAAGAACAGATAGAAAGTCTGAAGCGCAGACAAACTTTATGGACCACCAAACATGCAGATGACCTTGTAAAACTACAGACAGCATTGCAGTCTTTACAAAACATCGATATTGACGCAGAAATCGCCTCGCACAAAGAACACGCTGCCTGGGATCAACGTCGTCGTGACATCAATGACTTGGCCACTCAAATCAGCAGAACCAAACTGGATGTTCAGCGTGAAGAAAAAACTGTGGCCAAACTTGTGAAAGAAATTGAAAGTTTGGAAGCACACACTTGCCACACCTGTGGTCAAGAGTTTCACGATGCCAAACACACCAAGGTGCTGGCAGACAAAAAACGAGACTTAGCAGATGCCGAAACCAATGCAGCATCGCACACAGCCGTGTTGGCTGAACTGCAAACGGCACACACCGAACTGGGTGTGCTGGGCAAACCTCCCGCCATGTTCTATGACAACGAAGATGATGCTTTCAAGCATCGCAGTACCTTGGAGTCACTGCAACAACAGATTCAAAGCAAACAGGCTGAATCAGATCCTTACACCGATCAAATCTCAGACATGGAGCATCAAGCTCTGCAAACTGTGACCTATGATCATTTGAATGATCTCACTAGAGTTCAGGACCATCAAGAGTTCTTGTTGAAACTACTCACCAGCAAAGACAGTTTTGTTCGCAAAAAAATCATTGATCAGAATTTGAGTTACCTGAACGCACGACTCACATGGTACTTGGATAGAATTGGCCTGCCACACACTGTGAAGTTTCAGAACGACTTGAGTGTGAGCATTGAAGAACTGGGCCGTGAGCTGGACTTTGACAACTTGAGTCGTGGTGAGCGCAATAGATTGATACTCAGTATGAGTTGGGCATTCCGTGACGTGTGGGAAAGTTTGTACAGCCCCATCAACATCTTGTTTATTGACGAAATGATTGATTCTGGACTAGACACCCAAGGTGTGGAGAATGCATTAGCCTTGTTAAAGAAAATGACACGTGAACGCAACAAGTCAATTTGGTTGGTATCGCACAGGGATGAACTGGCTGGACGGGTGGAGAACATCTTGCGTGTTGTGAAAGAAAATGGGTTTACCAGCTACAACACGGACGTAGATATTGCATAAATGGACGCAGTGATTGTTAACATACCAAGAATGGCACCTAGCCGGCCCAGTGCAGGCACAGCGCTGATCAAAAGTTTGTTGAACAACAATCATGTATCAAACCAACTGGTAGATATCAACATTGATTTTTTCAATCGTTTTGCTGTGCAATACGGTGCAGAGCAGTTTCAAGAACTTGATAGATATTTTTACAATGACAACGTTGTATTGTCTGCTACCACAAACCAAAGTTATCAACAATTATTGACTGAGTGGATTCAACGCATTATTGCACTTGATCCCAAGTGGGTACTGATCAGCATCTTTACCTGGCAATGTCAAAACTTTGCTAGAGACTTTGTCAAGCAACTTAGAACTGAAACCAAGGCCAAGATTGTGATAGGTGGTCAAGGTATGATCAAAAGTGAGAACACCAGTTTCAATGAAAACCCTTACTTTGCCAAAGAACTCTTGGCTTCGGGTGCTATAGACTATTACATACAAGGCGAAGCAGAAAAAGCCTTGCCTGAATTGTTGCGTGGCAATGTCACATTCCCAGGTATCAATTCTGACACATTTGCTGAACGCAGTGAAATGAATGAGGTACCTGTATACGACTTTTCTGATCACGACATCACAGCATATCACAGTGGGTATTCAGATGGTCAGTTGCCCTTGGAAAGCAGCCGTGGCTGTGTACGATCATGCTCGTTCTGTGATTGGCCTGTGTATGCCGGCGGATTTCGCAGCAAGCCCGGAGACCAGTTGTTTGAAGAGTGTGTGGGCTACTATCACCAACACGGAACAACCAACTACTACTTCAACGACAGTTTGATCAACGGCGATTTAAAAGACTTTAGACAGTTCAATCGCAGACTGGTAGAATACTACGAACAGCACAACTTGCCAGATCGCACATTAAAATACAGCGGCATGTACATTGTGCGCAAGCCCAATCAATGGCAGGAAGCGGATTGGGCGTTGATCAGTCGTGGCGGTGCAGATACCTTGTTGATTGGTGTAGAAACTGGATCAGATCGTGTGCGCAAAGAAATGGCCAAAGGATTCAACAGTGCAGACTTAGACTTTACTGTGCAAATGGCCAGTCGATACAAAATCAAATTGTACTTCTTGATGATTGTGGGCTGGCCCAGTGAGACTCGGGCAGACTTTGAAGAAACACTAGATCTACTGCGCCGGTATCAACGTTATGTGGCAGATGGCACACTGATGGGCATCAACTTTGGCACCAGCCTGACCATAGGCGAAGGCACACCTGTTTATCTCAATCCAGAAAAGTTCGACCTAGTGGGCGTGGATGGCAAACGGCCAAACGATGTGTTCTGGATGCACCAGCACAACCCTGAACTCACCTACAAAGAACGTGTGCTACGGCGAATCGAAGCACAGGAACTGGCCATTAGTCTGGGCTATACATTCTGGAAAGGCGACGACCAGTTGACTTTTATTCGTAACAAGTACGAAAGGATTTTGCTTGAACATTGAAATCTTTTTGCACTGCGAAACCAGACTGGGTATGCCACACATACGTTGCACCATAGACGAAGGTGCTCCATTCTTTGACGGCCCGGCACAGGAACATATCTCTGCCACGGTGGGCGTTGCACCCGGATTTCACGAACTGGTGATCAGTCACTACAACAAACAAGATCATGACCATGTGTTGGACAATGAAGGGCGTATCATCATAGACAAGCATGTTGAGATCCTGGGTATTGGCATAGATGACATTGCATTTAAGATAGACGAACTGCGACAAGCGCACTTCTATCCTGTGTATAATTCTGTGTATTATCAACAACAACTGGCACAAGGTAATCCGCTGCCGCCCAGCATTTCGCCCAACTTGTACTTGGGCCACAACGGCATTTGGAAGTTGAATTTTCATACTCCGTTTGTGGAATACATTATACAGAAACGCCGCAACCTGGCCATTAACCTGGACAACACTATTTTTCAAAGTGATGTTGAACTGCTGAAGCAAACCAAAGCCTGGATACAGGCACAACCGGATATTGTATGGAACACCTAGGCAGACAGTTTGCTATCGCCATGGCCAAGGCACAGAATCCTGATGCTGACTTTTGGGCAGTGCGTTCTGCTGTCAACGGCTACTATATTGGCAGTAGAGTAGATCGAGATCCTGCTGTGGAAACTTTACTAGCTGCATCAATTCGGCCTGATGATATAGTACGTGCTGCCAACAGCAGTGATCAACTGCGGCAGTTAGAACAACGTTTTGCTGGTTGGATTCAACGCCACAGCACCAGCACCATTGTGGGATTAGACCAGTATGAGCCAGACTACAGTGAAGGCAGCACACAGGCTTTTGATAGTTTTTACTTTAGACACAGACACAGACGCTTTCGTTGCTTTGTGGGAGAATACTTTTATCATCTCAAGACTTGGATCAGCAACAAAGCGGATTGGAATTTCGTCACAGAATCAGATCCGTTGCTGCCTGGCGATGCTCTTGTTTTGAGTGTGCCATTTTGCGACACTGTGGCACCAGTTGAAAACTATGATCGAATAATGTCCATATGCGATGCACAAAACATTCCTGTGCTCTTGGACTTGTGCTATTGGCCCATCTGTCATGACTTACACATTGATTTGCGTTATACTTGTATAGACACTGTGGCATTTAGTCTTAGCAAGGCTTGGCCTGTGGGCACTGCCCGAATAGGCATGCGATACACTCGCCCAGGCACATTCGATGGACAACGACTGCATCACAGCATAGGATACAACAACAATGTGGGTGCCATGATAGGCAACGTATTGTTAGATAATTTTAAACCAGACTGGATTCATACCTCACGTCAAAGTAAATACAAAACTGTGTGTGACGTATTCAACTTACAGCCTACCAACAGTGTGAACTTTGGCATTGGCGATGCCTCCTGGAATCGGTACAATCGCAGAGAACTGCTGAAGTCTTATCAACTGGACTTTGATCCTGCCTTGTTTGTAAATCGTATTTGTGTGAACCGAGTGTATCAACACTGGGATTTGTTTAGGACTTTTTGTCGACATGAACTTAGCATTAAAATTTAAAAATATACAAGACTGTAATGGTCTGCCTAATATACGTATTGTGATCAATGACGCTGTGGTGTTTGAAAATACAGTGTGCCCGTTGATTACCGTACAATGCCATCCTGTGGACAACAAAATAAACTTGAGCATTGAACACTACGGCAAAGATCCTTCAACGGATACTGTGGTTGTTAACGGTGCTATTGTACAAGACCGCAGTTGCGAACTAGACACCATCGAAGTAGATGGCTACGACTTGCAAGAACTAAAGTGGCTGAGTGCGTATCACTGTGATGACGACAGTGTATTAGACAAATGTTTGTTTTTTGGCAAGAACGGCACATGGCGCATTGCATTTGAATTGCCTGCGCTGAAATGGATACTGCGCACCAGACATGAGATCAACCGCAATGATCCCAACTGGTCTGAAGATTATGAAAGTTATGTGAGTGCATGCAGACTGCTGAACAAATCAATTTAATACGTCGAATCAGTTGGGCGTTGGCCAAGGCCAGTGCTGAAGACTGCTTAGATACGCCTGGCGAGTTTGTATGGGCATATCCCAACAACTCACAGTTCTGGGAAGTGCGAGCACGTAGCCACAGCATATTCAGCAGTGGCAATGCCATCAAAGACTCAACAGTGATTGATTTTGTCAACAGTTTGAGTTTGAGTGAGCACCTTAGAGACTGCTGGATTGTCAACAAGTTTCAAGAAGCATTTCCTAGTTGGATTGCTGCTGGCACTAGATACCGGTTGCATAACTTAGATCAGTTCCGGTATGTGGGCTTTTCACAAGGTACACAGGAATCTTTCCTGAACTGGTACATGATGCATAAAGACAAGCGACTGCGAGTGTTTCGTGGCGACTATTGGTGGCACATGGAGATCTGGCAGAAGGCCGGCTTCAACTGGCGGTACATTGATGATGACTTTGATATACAGCCTGGTGATGCGTGTATATGCAGTTTGCCGTTTGCACTCACAGGTCAAGAGCATGAACGCTTTAAATGGCTGGTAGAACAATGTGACCGTCAAGGTGTGGACCTGCTGGTAGACTTTATCTACTTGCCCAACAGCAACAATGTAGTTGACATTGACTTGAGTGCAGACTGCATCAAAGAAATAACATTCAGTCTCAGCAAAACGTTTCCTGTACAAACAGCCAAGATTGCTGTGCGTATGTTGAAACACAAACCCAGCGATCCCATGCAAATGAGCAACGATGAAAACATCTGCAACAGATTAAGCAGCGGTCTAGCATTGAGTCTGATACAGCAGTTTCCTGCGGATTACATGGTCAACAAATATCTGGATCAACAGCAACACTGGTGCGAGAGACTGGGATTACAGCCCACTGGCGTGGTGCATTTTGGGCTGGGCAACGACTACACAGCCACAGGCAGACAGCAAGAAACAAACTATCTAAGCCGCTACAACGAGCAACAAAACCGCTATAATTTAGGCATGTTATACGAAAATCAAAATCTTTTAAAAAATCTCCAATTATACTAAGGCAGCATAACTATAACACGAAAGGCAATTCCCAAAACTCACATGACATGGCAATATCAAGACACCCCAGTTGAGACTTTACCCGAAGAATGTGTGGGATTTGTTTATCTAATTACAAATAATCTATCTGGACGCAAGTACATAGGCAAAAAATTAGCAAAATTTTCAAAAACAACGTACAAGACAGTAAAACAAAAGAACGGCATCAAAAAGCGGAAGAAGATACGCACTAAGATCGACTCAGATTGGCGTGAGTACTATGGGTCAAGCCCAGAATTAACCGCAGACGTAATCACTTTAGGCACCGAAAACTTCACCAGAGAAATACTTTATTATTGCAAAAGCAAAAGTGAGTGCAGTTACATTGAGGCACGAGAGCAATTCAGTAGACGAGTATTGGAATCAGCAGATTATTACAACGGCCATATACAAGTACGTGTACATGGCTCACACATCAAAGATAAAATTTAATCACGACTCTGTGTTGGGTGTTTGACCCAATCCCATTGAGCAACGGTGCAATACCCGGTGCAGACTTGGGCGTCAAAGGCAACTGTTAACTTAAGGCAGCAAATGGTTGGGGCAATGAGAAAAAGCAACCCCTGCTCATAGGACTTGGATCTATTTCGGGTTACTAGGGTTCCGTTGATATGTGAAGCTAGAGTAGGGGGTACCGGTCAACCGCCTCCGTGTTGGAAACAACAATCTCTTTAAAATAGATGACTGCGGTCACTCAGATGATGCATTCAATTCACCGTGCATACGGTGAATTATGACCACAGTATCTAGATGATACTTAGAAGACAATCAGTTGATGAACGAAGTGAAATCAACAGATCTCGTTAGAGATCTTTAATCGTCTAAGTTGGTATCTGGCCAATCTCTAAACAATGCATGTTGAATGTTTCCACTAACAAACTGATTGAATGATTTGTGTTTTGTTTCGAGATCGCCTTTGAGTGGAGCAACACGTTTGAATGCACTATCCATTTGGCCCATGTCTTTGAACTCCATGATGATCATCCATTCTGGCATGTCGGCTATGCTACGGAACCCCATTTTGCAACGTGTGATTCTGTAGGTTTCCATTCGTCCCTCTTCAACCAAATGATCAAAGAAACTTTTCATGCCGTTGACCCAGTCAATATCTGAGATGTCGCCTTCTTTGTCTGCCCAAATTGTATATAAGTCCATTTTTACTCCAGTGGTCCTAAGATTTCAAATCCGTCTATTTCGCTTTTGTACAGGTGTGCTTGTTCAAGATACAAGTAGCGGAATCCTCGTGCTCGGTATATGGCACACTCTGTTTTCATTGTTTCTATGCCCAGTCTCAGTTTGGGTTTATGGTAAGTCCATGCAAACTGATCGCATAGCGCATTGTGTTCGTCATAGCGTTTGATTAGGCTAAACGCCACCATTTTGCCACCATCAAAATATCCAAGCACGTCAGTTGACGGGTCGGTGTAGCGACTGTCGAAGATGGGCATTACACTGGCAAATCGTTTGTAATTACAGTATGTTTTGTAAATGTCATTGAGTGCAGCAATATCTGGCTTGACCAAGATCATACAATCCACTGTGGCACGATAGTTGGTTTTGCTCAAATCAATTCTGGCAAACTGGTATCCACTCATCTTGGGTCCTGTCTATGCTTGAATAACCCAGTCAAGTATTCCTCTGGCCAGGAGTGATAAAAACCTTTGGTACCCATCTGTTTGGCGGCTGTGTTTAACTTTGAAAGACTTTGTACTAGCACCAGGGCGTATTTGCCTTGGTTCATAACAACGCCGTTGACATCTTCTACATCTGCAGGATGATCTTCCAATGCAAGGATGTCACGTGATAACAAAAACTCTGTGTTGGCATCTTCTATAGCTGTGTGAAAACGTGAGTACGGCCATTCTGCAGGATCATAAGCATACACAATGACTTCGTGTGCGCCCATGCCCCAACGTGATCTGTTTTTTAAATCAAAATAAGGATCAGCGCCAATCAACACTTGAATAGTTCTGTTGAGTCTGGCTTGCCGGGCAAACGGGCAAGGAGGCCAGCCACCCAGTGCAGGATGTGGAACTTCTACAAAAGTCTCACTCCATGTCAAGATGTCTTGTGTTACTGTTTCGATGTTCATTTAAAAATACGGCAGTTTTGTTTTGTTGGTGGTTTCCATGTTTTCTTTGACCAAGTTGGCAATCATGGTTCTTTCAGAATAACTCATCTGCATGACTTGATCGTATGAGATTCCACCGCGCATGTGCCAGGACATTTTGATACTTTCGGCACGTATTTTATCAGCCTCCTGATCAAGTTGATCAATGTAATTGCTAACTTCTTCTGCTGTTAGAGTCAGGAGGCGGTTCCGAAAAAATTTGCCATGTCCATGCTCAACACTTGTTCGTAATCAGCACCGCACTCGGTGCATTTGAGTTTGACAGGTTTGAGTTCAGATTTTTGTCGCAATCCAATGGCATGCTCTCGAACGAGATTAAACACTGATCTATCACAGTTGTTTAAGAATTCTTCTATGTGTTCTGGATCTGTTACAGTAGCAGTAGGAGTGCGTATGGCTGCAATGGTCAGCTTCATGGCTTCCATGGTCATCCTGGTAATGGTGCGCATGACTTCGGCCATTTGTTCCAGCTTTTGTTCGTCAGACACATCAACCTGTCCAGGAATCATGCGAATAATTTTTTGTTGCTCAAATTGTCGAAGATTGATAGCATTTTGTTGTTCATAAGTCATGGGCTGAAACATGATTTCTAAATCACCTGTTTCAACAT